CCTCGTAGGGTCACCAGTCGCCACCATCGACCAGGTGCAAGGAGTCAGGTCGGACGATATCACCTTCAAGTGCGGCCTTTACGCGGATTCCTTCCCGCTGCTGATCGCCGCCGCATTGGGCGGGACAGACACGGTGACCGGCGTAGGTCCGTACACCCACGTGATCAAATTGCTGAACTCGGCCAGTACCGGCTCACAACCCCCTTCGTTCTCCGTCATGCTCTTCGACGGAGCGAACTACTGGACTATGGCCGGATGTCGCCTGGACACCATCGAGATACCCTTCGCATCAGACGGGGTTACCGACGCGACGGTGAAGTTCATCGGCAACCCTGCTACCTCGGCCACGTCGGCGCCCACGGTCTTTGCTACGCCATCGTGGAGTTCGGTCGTCATGATCCCAGGTTGGTCGGTTGCCGTGACGGTGGCGACCGTGTCGCTGGCCTACATCCAGTCAGGTTCGCTGCTTATCTCTCGTGGTACGACCGCCCTGTTCACAGAGGGGACTCAGACCGCGTACGTCAACTTCGCTGGGCCTATCAAAGTAACTGGAAAGATGACCGCCGTCGTTGCGACCCAGTCCGACCCTTGGACCGCCGCATCACCGGCTCAGGCTCTCACCCGCGACCCCGTGGCGACGGTTCTCACCTTCACGGACACGAACGACACGAACACCCCGACCATTTCGTTCACGATGACCAAGACTCAGTTCATGGAACCGAAGCGCACCCAAGGAAAGCTCTACACGGAAGTAGAGGCCAACTTCGAGGCCGTCTCGAACCCCACGGATGCATCGACTGGATTCTCTCCCATCGCGTCGACGACTATCAACAACACCTCGGCGGCGTACAACTAGACTTCCTGAGAAAGGAGGACTATGCAAAACGTCGTACTTTCCACGGGTCAAATCGCCGTCCTGCGTTCCGTTGACGAACTCACTGAGGGCCAGAGCCGTAAGATCGAGATAGCCCGCGCTCGAAGTGGCGCGGTTATACAGAAATTCCAAAAGCCCATCTATATCGACGCCAATGGTGAGGACACATTTGATGCCACCCCGTCACCCACTACTCGCGTTGGAGTCCCTACGTCGGCTCTCGACGAGGTGTCGGACGAGGATTGGGAGAGGATAAACGGGTTTTCCGATGTCCTCATCAATGAAATGACGGTATCCCTCGACGGCTCACCTGTAGTGAACCCGTCAGAACTCAAGAAGTCGGTATACGGTGCTCTTTCAGACGCCGTCTCGTCGCAATACGCCAGTAAGCAGGTTTCCGTGGATGGACCCGATGAGAAGGTCAACCCTTTAGCCGGAGCCGTCGAATCAACCGACTCTTCGTCGGTGAACCCGATCTAGAAGTTGTGTCGTACTGGCGAGAGTATGACTTTCGCAAACGGTTCGGCGGCTCTCATCAGGACTTTCTATCGCAACCCGTTGAGGTAACATTGTGGTTGATTGAGATAGATCGGGCGGCGAATGACCAGAATAGAAGTTAGCGGAATCAACAAGTTCGCTGACGAACTCGCGGGGAAGAGGCACGCCGTCGACCGAGCGGCCCGAAACATTGTGACGAAGGGTCGGCTCATCGTCGCCACCAAGGCGCGAAAGGTCTTTCGCCCGTACCCAGGGGGAAGGAAAATGGCCAAGAGCGGCAACACCTATTACGTCTTCGTCCCCCCGTTCAGTGCCACACCCCCGAAACCGACGAATAGGTCGGGACATCTTCAAGAATCCATCGCTGGGGGACCAGTAGTCAGAATGGGGCCAACCGCATGGGCGGGGATGGTTGGAACATCGGAAACGTACGCCAGATATGTGGAGTTCGGAACCAAGTTCATGGCCAAAGAGCCTTTCTTGAAGACAGGTCTTCGCAACTCTCGCGGGGACCTTCAGGAACTCGCTGAAGCCGAGTGGGAAGAGGCGGTTCGCTGATGGCGTTTGGTTCACTGTCATCCGTTACGGCCACACTGATCGCCGACACCAGGGAATTTTCGGCAAAGATCGACGAGGCTCAGGCCAAAATGGAAGGTTTCGGGAAGACCTCCGAGACCGTTGGCCAGAAATTCACCAAGTTTGGCAACATGGCCGCGAATGCCGTCATCGGCGCGGGCGCGGCGATCGTAGGGTTTTCCGTCGATGAGGCGTTCAAGTTCCAAGAGGCGATGGACAGACTTCAAAACGCGACGGGAATGACGGATAAGCAGATCAAGGCTCTTGGCCAAACGATAATTCAGGTGTCCGACTTGACTGGTTCCTCTACGGCTGATCTCGCCACCTCTATGGCGAACATAGAGCAGGCGGGGATACGCGGGGCCAAGGCTACAGAACTCATGACCGTCGCCGCGAAGGCGGCACTCGCTACCAACACCAACGTTGTGGACGTGACTCACGCTCTCGTCGCCGCCCAGTCCCTTCAGATCGCCAAGGGAGAAGATATCGCCAATCTGACGGGGATACTTGTCGCTGGTTCACATGCCTACGTAGGTGGCCTCGATGCTGAAGTGTCGATGCTCCAAGGGAAGGTAGGTGTAGCCCTCGCCAACTACCACATCGGGCTGAAGACCTCCATCGAGCTTGGTTCAGTTTTCGCCAAGATTGGACTCCCCACTCGATCCATAACGTCGTTCATCAATGGGCTGGGGAAACTTGAAGCGCCCATGACCACTCTTTCCACCACATCGAAGGGTGTAACGGAGAAACTATCGACCTACTATCTCTCGCTAGAGCACGTGGGACTCAGTCAGGCGAAACTCGCATCTGACTTGCGGGTTGGCAATATCGCGGGGCTTTTGACCCAGATAAAGGACGCCGCTGCCGCATCGCATCAACCTCTGTCCGAACTGATGAACGTCGTCTTTGGGGCCACCGGAGGGGCCACCGGCTCATTACTCGCCAACTCCTCAGCGGCGATAAATCAGGTACAAAAGGCTCTCAACGGAGCGGGCGGGAACTCTCTCAACAAAGCGTTCGAGACGGCCTCGGAACAGTTCGGCAACAAACTGCACATCATAGAGAACAACCTGAAGAACTCCGCCGCGCAGTTCGGTCTCATTCTCATGCCCTACATCTCAGACGCGGCGACGTTCATAGAGAACGCGCTGACCAGCCTCGAAAAGCACCCCGTCGAGCGAAAGGCACTCGAAATCGACCTCGGGGTTACGGTGGCCGCAGCGATAGGACTCAAAATAGCCAACGCGCTACAGTCCGCGACGCAGGTATCCCTTCTCGGCGAGATAGCGGCGAACACCGCCGCTACCGCTGGCGAGGGGGGGGCGAAGGTCGCGTCACTCGGAGCGGCAGAGACGGCGGCTGGCGGAGGGGCGTTGCTCGCGGGGGCCAGGGCCGCCGGTGGGATTTTCGGTGCGGCGGCACTCGCGACGTTGGCAACGCAGGAACTCAACAAAAGCAAGAACGTCCCGTGGTGGGATCCCGCCAAACTTGTGGCGTCTGCCGTAACTGCGGCGGCCCATGCGGCGTCGATAGCCTATGACGACGTTACCGGGACGGGGAAAAAAGGTACGGCTCGGGGCTCGAAGACCCTGACCATGAACAATAAACTCAGGATCATCAAGTAATGGACCACAACCTAGACGGGAACATCGTTGTCAACAACGAAATAGAGATAAGTGCCGAGGCCATCGGCCAACTTCTCGTCGCTAACCCCGTGTTCGTCAAGTCAGTCGCCCTCGTGGTGTGGAATGAATTGATCCGAATGGGCAGGTCCAAGGGGAATCTCTTCGGGAAGTGGGCGCAGCGTCCCCTACCGTCCGGAGTGGTCAACCAGCCAACAGGAACGAAGAGGCTGGGATGACCCAGATACCCTACCTGCCGGTCTTTGACGTGTACATGGCCTTCAACCCGACCTATTCGGGCGCGACCCTTTTCGCGGCCCCTCAGCAGGCTCTACCAGCGTCGGGCGCGTCAAATTCCTACTGGACGAACGTCTCTGCGTACCTACGAGACTTCACGACCAACTCGGGGAAGCAACACTACCTCGACAGGGTGGAGGCAGGAACCCTGAGGGCGACCTTTAACGGCAGAACGGGTTTCTTCTTCAACGGAGCAGCTCCGTCCGGTGGTGTAGACGGGAATGGAACGGGTTACGTCATCCAGCCACGACTACCCATCGCCATAACTGCGACGTGGTCGTCTACCACCTACCCCGTGTTCTGGGGAGTGATCGACAACGTCCAAGAGCAGGTGACCAATCAGGTGGACGTGGACCTCTTGGTGGACGCCAGCGATCTCACGAAGTACCTCTCGCTTTGCTACATGACCCGACAGAGTTTCTGGCCCACCTACGCCCAGTCCACCAGCGCGCAGGCGTGGTACCGTATGGGCACACCGTCACTCGCCACGGTCACCAACGCCGTCGGCGGGGGGACAACCGTCACCTACACGGCTCAGAACACCTTCACGGCAGGTCAGAACGTCACCGTCACCGGACTCGGCACGGGGTCGGGGTCGTCGCTGAATCTCAACAACGTGGTAATAGCCTCGGCAAGCGCGTCACAGTTCACGGTGACCAATTCCACGGTCGGCCAGTCGTCGGGAACTGGAACAGCCTATCGAACGATAATCACAGATCAGATGGGGGGAACGTCGGGCAACTATCTGGGGGCAGTGTCGTGGCCCACGTATGGAGCGATGATCTACGATACGAACTCCTGCGTCGATCTGACCAATGGCTCGTCGGCTGCGACAGGTCTGGCTAGATTCCCCGCGTTCACCTCTAGTGAGGGAGGGTTGGACTTTTGGGTTTTGGGGCAGAACATAGCCGGTTCAATCATTGCCCAGGGCATCAACACGGGGTCGAACTACATTCTTCTGGAATGCACGTCGTCGGGTCTGTACCAGATATCGGTAGCGGGCACCCTCTACACCTCGTCGGTACAGATCAATGATGGTTATTGGCACCACGTAGGGATCGTCGACAACGGGTCGGGCACGCTACAGGGTTATGTGGACGGGGCGTTCTTCTCTATAGGCTCTGGAACGCACTGGACCGCCCCTACCAACCTCGCTATCGGGAACACCAGCCCTCTCCTTGGAGGGCTGAACGCCTACGTCGATGAGGTAGTGGTTTCCAACACGTCGAGCCTGTCAACTCTTCAGAACGAGATCAAATCACGGTACCGTGCGGGAACCCTCTTGCAACTTGGGTTCCCCGTGACCAGCGCAACGGTTCTTTCCGGTGACCGGATCGCTGAAGTGCTGCTTTTGGCGGGATTTGGGAGCATCGTCAACGGAGCCATCGTCCTCCCGTCGAACTTCTACTATATCAACAACGGTAGTGCGTGGGTCAACGGGACATCGGGAAACGGTTTCGTAGGGTGCGAGCCGTGGTACTGGGACTCACCGATAACCGAATCCACCGCGCTCGATCTCATCGGCCAGATTTGCGACACCGACATAGGATCATTCGTCCAGTCGCCAAAAGGCACCGTCAACTTCTACAACCAATCGTTCTACGGCACGTGGACGTGGACCGTCTCCACTTCGTCGGGAACGTGGTCGCCCAATAGTTACTCGCCCGCAAGTGATCACATCTGGACTGACGACGGCTCAGGATACGCATACGACGGTCCTACGTTGCAAGTGAACCGAGACGACGCGGATACCTGGACACTCGTCAAAATCACCCCTCAGGCCGGTGTGGACCAAATCTACGAGAACTCCTCGGCTGAAGCGCGATGGGGTCTCTCTACCCTCACTAAGACCGGAACGATTCCAACGGCCCTGACGTACGCCCTTTCCGCCGCCAACTTCCTCGGTTACCTGTTTAGAAGTCCCCTTCCGAGAGTGTCCAACGTCGAACTCTGGTCCGAGACCAACAACGGGGCCTACAACACGGCCATAGTAGGGGCGGTTCTGGGGGACGTGGTGGAATTCAAAAGAACCTCCCCTAACGCCTCTACCGGGGGGACGTACCCTACCCAGATGGGCCGGATAGATCAGAACATGGTCATAGAGGCCAAGTCCCTTGAATTCGTGGCCGACCCAGGCACCCTACGAGCCTCGTTCACCCTCGACCCGTATCCGGTGAGGTCATAGTGCCTAATATCCCGAATACCTCGACCGCTGGGCTTGTCCTCACCTCTCGGGGAACGGGACTCAATGATTCGGTCTGGTCATCAGTGGGGACCGCGCAGTATTACGACTCACAGACCTATTCGATTTCGGGTCTTTTGGCTGCGTGGAGCTCGGGAGCCAGTAACTACCTCCCGTCATTCTTTTACGCCGTCCAACCAGGGCAGACAGTGACATTGGCTGGGGTGTGCGGGATGGTTCACGGGGGAACCTCGATAACCTATTCGGTATACCGTGGAACGGGCGGCGTGGCACTTCCAGGTTCGTCCATCGGCGGACTAACCGGACTTACTGCGTCAACTTCAGTGCCAACGTCGCTCACCGCTCCTACCTCGACGGTCACGCTCGGGACATTGGATTACTTCAACATCCAGATAACGGGCATTTCCGGCACCCCTGACGGCGGAACGGTCACCTTCGTGTTCCAGGTGACGACCTAGTGAGCACCGTCTACGTATCGAACAACGGCAACGGCACCGTCTCTGTGGTCGATACTGGGTCCAACACCATCACTGGCACCATCACAGTGGGAAGCAGCCCCAAGGGGATAGCGGTTACCCCTGACGGCTCACAGGTCTGGGTGTGCAACAACGTCTCGGCGGGGTCGGTTTCGGTAATATCAACCTCGTCAAATACTGTGATCGCCACAATCACGGGAATCTCTTACCCTGCGTCCATATGTTTCACCCGTGACGGTCTGTATGCGTTCGTCGGCTCAGACACCGTGACCACGATTTACAAAATTTCCGTCTCATCGCGGACGGTGGTCACCTCCACCAACATCGCCAACGCCTACTACGGCATCACCGTCGACCCGACCAACACCTACATCTACCCCGTAGTCGGGGGTGCGTATCAGGTAAAAGAGGTTTCCATATCTACCGACACGCTGAATGCCACACGGCCCTCGACGCTGCTGGGGGGGTACGCCTACGCGATAGGGACGGACTCAACTGGGGCGAACATCCTCGCCACTGGCCCTGGCGAAAACGTCTACACCATCAACAGATCGAGCAACACCGTCACCTACACCTACGGGTCCACGGGGATGGGTTCATCTCAGTACGGGTCGGTGTCGAACTCCACGTTCCTCCATTGGTATGTGGTGAATGATGGAGTTCTCGCCGATGTCCTGGTAAACTCGCACTCCCTTGCTCCGCACACGTTCGCGAGTGGACACACCACTGGCGGGGTGGCGATAACCAACGACGACGCCCACCTCTACGTCGCCGACCAGACCGCCAACTCTCTCATCTATTTGACCGTCAACGCGGTAGTGACCACCACCATCACGGGGTTCTCTACTCCGTGGGGGGTGGCGATTACCCCCGCTCCCCCTGCGACCATGCAACTAGTGATGCTCACCTAGAGAAAACGGACACGAAACTGCCGCTGCCGGTCCCTAAACTAAAGTAGAACAAGGAGAATCAATGGCGCTGACCTACCTAACCAACACGACGGCGAATGCGGCGATAGCGGCTATCGTCCCGTCTGCCACCAACGTCGCCCTCTCTCTGCACACGGGATCACCAGGGAACACCGGAGCCAACGAAGAGACTGGTACGGGTTACATCTACCAGACGATTCAGTACGGTGCGGCCAGCGCCGGAATCGAATTAGGCCCAACCTCGACGGCTTCATTCACCGCGACCGGATGGACGGGGACCCTCGGCTACTTCGGTACGTGGAACTCAGCGCACTCCACCTGGTACTGCGGAGGGGCGTTGACATCTTCGCTCACCCCTCCATCGTCGTGCACCGTGATCGTATCAGTTTCGGGAATCTCGATCTCAGTTCAGGGATAGGACCATCATGAAAAAGACCAAGACCGGCGTCAACCCAGACGGAAGCGATCACTTCACGTACGACTTCTCGGATCACCCAGGAATGCAAGACGACGACGTGACGAAGCACACGCACGTTCTCATCATCACCCCGGACGGAATAAACGGGACCGTCTCCACAGCAGATGGGACCACGTACGATCTCAGCGACAAGTGGATCGCAGTAGCAACCGAGCACGCTGACGAGGTAGCCGCAAACATTCACACGACGGCTCTGGCCCTTGGCTACACCGCCGACCAAGTGCCGTCCGTAGGCCCAATTCAGGCCGCTCGCGATGCGTTCCTAGCGGCAGGCTGGACGCCCTCGGCGTGATTGCTCTTGGCGTCTCGTCTTCCCTCAATGCGGTAGCGACGACGGGGTCCACTGTCACCTACACGGTTACCGGGGCGTTGATGTCGAACGCGTCCCCTCCTGTCGTCACGTCCTACGAAGTTCTCGCGCAGGGACAGATAGCGGCCAGTGCGGGGGCGTTGTTCAGTACGTCCAGTTCGCAAACGGCGTTGGTATCTGACATCCACCTGCTCAACACATCAGCGTCGGCGGTACAGACGGTATCGCTCTACATCGCCGGAACGGCGACAACGAACCAAATCAATACCCTGATAATTCCCATTGCGGGATGGGCGCACTACGAAGCCGGTAACGGGTGGATCGTCTACAACTCTGTAGGAACGCCGGTCACGGGTTCGTCGGTTGGCGGAGCCCTCGGCACGCCAGCAACAGCGAGCCAAGCAGCGGCGACGATGACCGCAGGATCGGCCAACATCGTCCCCGGGTCGCTCTTCCAACTTCCCACCGGATCACTGGTAGCGGGATCAACGTTTCGTTGGACCATCAACCTATCCAAAACTGCGGCGGGAACGGCCACGTTCACCGTTACGGTGAAGTTCGGTACGGCAGGGACCACATCTGACGCGGCTATCGCCACGTGGACTTCGGGCACCAACACGGCGATAATCGACTACGGGCTGCTCGTAGTCACGTGCAATATTCTCACGACGGGGTCAGGGGGTACAGCCAACTGCCTCGCGTACTACAGCCACAACCCCGGCGTCGTCGCCACGGGACTCGGGTTGATCGGTGTCGTCCCAGGTTCGACGGCCACCCTCAACACCACCTCGGCCTCTCCCTACTTCCACATTGACGTTACGCCGGGCTCATCGGCAGTAATGGTGGGAAACGCCATAGCCGAGCGTCTGGCGTAAGAAATGTCCACGCCATCGTCGGCGTCGTGGTTCTTTGGTGCGCCGGACCCGTTCGACGACTTCGCTGGTCCCCTTGCACAAGTAGCGACCAGTTACGGAGCCGTTGGTTCTGGGGGATTCTCTTACTCGGGTTCTGCCACGGCGAGCCCCGTGGCGTCATCATCGACGACGTACGCCTACACGGGAGCTGCGGGGGCATCCCTGGTGACATCGGGTGCATCCTCCTACCCCTTCGCCGCGTCAGCCGCGGCGTCCCCGTCGGTAGGGACAGCCACCACTTATTCCTATTCGGGCAACGCGAGCCTTCAGTTCCAGGTATCTGCCTCGGGTGCGTATCCCTTTTTGGGTTCAGCCTCGGCGAGTCCGGTAGTTTCCTCGGTGACCAGTTACCCGTTCCTCGGTGCGTCGTCGCTTTCCATCAAAGTCGCCTCAACCGTGTCGTACACCTACTCGGGGGCTGCGGGGATTGCCCTAAATATTGGCTCCTCGACGACGTTCTCCTACTCTGGGTCGGCGTCGGTAAAACTTGCCACGAGCGGGTCAGGTCCATACCTCTTCGCGGGCTCCCTGTCCGTATCCGTTCAAGTACTTGGGTCTTCGCAGTTCCTCTATCTCGGGTACGGCTCGGCGAGTCCGGTCGTGTCCTCTGCATCCTCCTACCCCTTCGCCGCGTCAGCCGCGGCGTCCCCGTCGGTAGGGGGGATGGGGCCGTACCTGTACTCGGGTTCTGCCACGGCGAACATAGGGTCGGATTCCTACTACGTCACGGGATCGGCGAAGTACCTGTTTTCCTCCACTGGGCAAGTGAGTCCCGTCATCGCGGGCGTCGCAGTCTACCTGTATTCCGGCTTGGCGGTCGGGGTTCTCAAGTTCATCGGGATACCAGGCACCGCGTCCAGTTCCACCGCTGCCGCAGTGGTTCGCGGATCGCTGATTTCGGGTCTTGTCGCTGGTTCGGTGAGATATCCGCTGCTTAGGGGCAGTACAATTGGGCCAAGCGTTCGAGGCGCGACCAAGTCGGCGGCGGTCCGTGGGATGACTGAGGTTTAGATGGCAACAACGAATTATGTCTACACGTCGGGAACCGTCGTGCGCGTCGGGACCGACCCGACATTCAGCCCGCCAGGAGCACCGTTCACTAGTATTTCGGGCGTTCTCGTCAACCCTGACGTGGTCACCTTCAGTTACTCCTACCAAGGTCAGACGGTCGTGACCTACACATGGACAAACGGGCAGGTACCCCCTGATCCGTCGTACAAGATCGTAAAGGATTCTACAGGAGTCTTCCACATTGACATCGACACCACGGGATACGAAGGTGTGTGCATCTACACGTGGGAAGGGGCACCAGGGTTGAGCGGGCTTGACGCCACCAAGACTCAGGTCGTGGCTGCGGGAACGTTCACGGTATCACCGAACCCTCTCTAGATCCGCCATTTTTGCTCATTGACGTGCGAGAATGCAAGGTAATGAACCCACAGGACGCCGAATGCCGAAAGCGCGGAATCCCTTGTAACTGGTTCTTCGATTATGAGAACATCGCCAATCCGAATCATCCTCTCGGGCGGGTTCCAAAAGCGTGTGTCGACGCTTGCGCGAATTGCTCCATCCGTGTCGAATGCCTCGACTGGGCGTTGAGCCACGAACTGCACGGATATTGGGCCGGGACTCGCAAGAACGCGCGCCAGAAACTCCGTAAAACTCTAGGGGTGAGGCTTATTCGTAGCGAGTCGTCGCCTCCGTGGTGGGATGAGGACACTACTTGGGTGTAGGCTGACCCGTACCTAGTGGAGCGAGGGGTTATGACGGCGATAATGGAAGGTCAGTGAGATTTCGGCTGGTGGCGTTGGCCACCGTGTCGCTACTGCTCTCCCTCCCCGCAGGGGCATCGAGGCCGTTGGTCAGTTCGACCATCATGGCCAAGGTAGTGAAGGTCGCCCAGTGCGAGACCCATGGAAAATGGAACTCGCGTGGTCCCGTATACCAAGGGGGACTAGGATGGCTTCATTCGACGTGGTTGGACTACCGTGCTCCGTCGTTCCCCTTGGATATGTCAAATGCGACCCCTCAGCAACAGGCATGGGCGATGGACCGATTCGTCTCTCAGACCCTTCATTACTGGCCGCACCAGAATTATCCGATGACGTGCGGCGGCGGGTACTGACAACGGCTACAATAACGGTGATCCGTTTATCCCTTTACGGATCAGCACCTTTCCACTGGTGACAAGACCCCCTAGCGCCCCCTGCTAGGGGGTCTTGTGCGTGCCAAGTCGATCCACCGCTATAGACTAGACACCCGTCTACAACCCTGCTACACTTCAACCAACCCAGTGGAAAGGAAATGAAATGGACATCGAAGTAACTGAGTCGCTGACAGAATTCCTGTTGAGCGAGGGGGAGCCAGAAGACTTCAACAACTCTGGCTTCGTCATCACGACGGAGGACCAAGCGATATGGGCGATGCGCAAACTAGCGGACGCTCAACGAAAGATAGACGCGATCACTCTGCGAGCTGAGACCGAACGTCGACGGATAAACGCATGGGAGGACCAATCGACGAAACCGTTTTCTTCGACGGTGGAGTATTTCGCTGGACTCCTCGGGTCGTACGCCACATGCCAGCGTGACGAGGGGGTGAAACACCTCTCGTACCCTGACGGATATGTGCAGACACGGGCAACACAGGACAAGGTGGTGGTCGCCGACAACGAAAAGTTCGTTGACTGGGCTATCTCCACGGGACATCAGTCGTGGATCAGGACCCATAGCGAGGCAGATTTGGGCTTTATAAAGTCCATCGCTCAGTTTTCTGACGAGAATGTCATATCTGACACGGGGGAGGTAGTCGAAGGGCTGCGCCACATCCCCGCTGGCGTATCGGTGTCCATAAAGGTGAGTGAGTGATGCAGAGCGAACAGATCAACGAACTTTCCGCCGCACTCGTCGCCTTTCAGGGGGAGATGGGGACGGTTCCCAAGGGGTCGGTAAACCCGTTCTTCAAATCCAAGTACGCCGACCTTGCCGATGTGAAAGTGGCCGCAAGCCCAGTCGCGGCCAAGCATGGGTTAGCAGTCACCCAATTCCCGACCACCCAGGACGGAGAACCCGCATTGATGTCGATGCTGGTTCACTCGTCAGGGCAGTGGATATCGGACGTTGCTAAGTTGATGGTAAAGACCACCGACCCACAAGGGCAGGGATCTGGACTGACGTACATGAGACGCTACGCATACTGTTCAATCCTCGGAATTGTGGCTGACGAAGACGACGACGGGAACAAAGGGTCTAGTAAGCCCGTAGAGCGTCCCTCTGGACAATCACAGGGAAACCCTAGCGACCCGAGACTAGAGGCGATTTTGGCCGCTGAGGGGTCGGGGAACACCTTCGTCGATGACATCTGCGCCAAGTACCGCCAGTACGGGAAACTTTCTGAGAACCAGATCGCAAAGGCGTTCGAGGCGGCGACCAAGCCGCGAAATCCCGTGCGCATCGAAGATTCAGACCGTCAAGCGCAATTGATACGCATAATCTCGGGATTCACCGACGAGCAGAAGGCCGAACTGTCGGACCACTGGGACGACAAGGGACTTCCTTCCATCCGTACGGGGATGAATACTGAACAACTAGACAAGGCAGAGAGCCTGGTGCGGTTTCTCTCCAACCCCGCCGGAGAGTAGTACTCTCGTTTCACCTCATCAACGCATAAAGCCCAGAGATTGTCTCTCTGGGCTTTATGCGGCTATCCCGTGAAAGGTCGCCAAGTGATTCTATCAGCAGTCTTAAGACGCAGGTGCGAAAAGTGAGTGTCCGCGTCCAAACCTACGTATGGCAGCTGAAACTTACCCCTACCCAAAAACTCGTGGCGATAGCGTTGGCCGACCACTGCCACGATGACGGGTCAGAGGCCCGCCCGAGTCAAGAAACCATCTGCAAAAAGACCGGACTTGGTATTACCGCAGTGAGAAGAACTCTCCACCAGCTCGTCGACCTGGGGGTGATGATCCTAGATCGTCCGTCGAGCCAACATCGGGCAAATTGCTACATGTTCTTGATACCTAACGGGTTCGCGACCATCAGACCGTCACGAGAGGTGGGTCTGGCCCCAGACCGTCCCTTGGGTTCCCAGACCGTCCCCTCAGTCCGTCCAGACCGTCACGAGGGGACGCCTAACCATAAAGAACCATCATTAGAAACCGGACAAACGGAGATTGTTGATTTGTTGGCTATCCGAGCAACCAACGACAGAATATTCAATCGTAAAAGAACTTAACTATAGACTAGACACCCGTCTACAACCCTGCTACACTTCAACCAACCCAGTGGAAAGGAAATGAAATGGACATAATCACTTGCCCAGACTGCGGAACCTCGGAGAATGTTCACGCGACAGAAAAGGGGTATTTGTGCGCACTCTGTCTTGCTCATTGGCCTTACGACCATCGTGAGGCTTGCTGCGAACCTGACTTCGACTACGAGAAGGGAAAGTACGTTCACGGGCCGGACTGCCGAGCATGGTTCATGGCCGAAGGCGACCGGCTGATCGAAGAGTTGAAGAAGAGCATCAACAACCTGAGGGAGTTGGTCGGAGAATGAATATCGAAACAAAATTCGGAATTGGTGACCGTAGTGACTATGGGGTTGTGTCAGATGTCGAGATATATGTGAGCGATGGAGAGATCGTAATTAAATACTGGCACCGAAACGGAGTTGAGTGGATACCCGAGGATGAAATGTCCATGATTTCATTAGCGTGTAAACACACTATCCCTGAGGTCGAGGTTCGATGAGAGATATTCCACTGGATCTACAACGACAAGGAGCGCTAGATGTTCTGTCAGAGGATTGGATTGGAGGGGGTATGAAATACAAGGAACAACTGACCAAGGAGAACACAATGAACGTATTGAAACTAACCGCTAAGGACTTCAAGAATGGCGAGTACGTCGGAACAGAGACGTTCGATGCCGAGTATCAAGGCTCAGTGGAGATCGAGGGTTCGCTCGGCTATCAACAGATAAGTCGTATCTGGTGTTCGGGCTCACTGTATATAGAGGCGGGCACGTCCATCAAGGCGGGCTCGTATATCAAGGCGGGCTCGTTCATCAAGGCGGGCTCGTTCATCGAGGCGGGCTCGTCCATCGAGGCGGGCACGTCCATCAAGGCGGGCTCGTCCATCATGGCGGGCTCGTCCATCATGGCGGGCTGGTCCATCGAGGCGGGCTCGTCCATCATGGCGGGCTGGTCCATCGAGGCGGGCTCGTCCATCAAGGCGGGCACGTCCATCAAGGCGGGCTCGTTCATCGAGGCGGGCTCGTCCATCAAGGCGGTAAGAGGATTAACAGCGGGACGATGGGTAACGTGCAAACTCTCGCTGAAGATTGGCTGGCGAATCATTGCTGGTGTCGCGCCGTGGATCGACGGCTCTGATCCAAATGATTCAACAGTTACCTGCGGGAAACTGGAATCCGGAAAGTTCGTTGGAACGCTGGTGGAAACGGGATTGCCAGACGATAAGACCGAACAAGCCAACGCTGTATGCAACCACCGTCAGACAGGAAAGTTCTGCTCCGACTGCGGAGAGAAGTTGGAAGCCGAGGAGGGGGAGTGAAGAACTATAAAGAGTGCGCGACAAAGCAAGACCTAGAGAGGATTCTTGCCGCAGGTGATATCCCGATCTTGCGAGAGGGATATTGGACGATAGGGGGCTCCGCGACGGTGCGGGCTTCGGACTCCGCGACGGTGCGGGCTTCGGACTCCGCGACGGTGCGGGCTTCGGGCTCCGCGACGGTGCGGGCTTCGGACTCCGCGACGGTGCAGGCTTCGGACTCCGCGACGGTGCAGGCTTGGGACTCCGCGACGGTGCGGGCTTCGGACTCCGCGACGGTGCAGGCTTGGGACTCCGCGACGGTGCAGGCTTGGGGCTCCGCGACGGTGCGGGCTTCGGGCTCCGCGACGGTGGAGGCTTCTCCCTACGTCGCCGTCACCAAGCACGGGACTACTCCCAAGATCACCGGAGGGGTAGTCATCCAAATCCCCCGATTGGACAATACCGAGACGTGGCTGAAGTTCTACGGCATCACCCCGACCAAAGCAGGAAAAGTAACGCTCTTCAAGGCCGTCAGCGACGAGTTCAAGTCTGGCTACGAGTGGGACTACTCCCCTGGCTCAAAGCCGACCGCTTTCGACTTCGAGGCGACCAACGAGTGCGGGAAGGGTCTGCACCTGTGTGCCCGACCGACCATCTCCAAGAAGTACATGACCGGGGCCACCCGCTACGTGGCCTGCACCGTCAACGTCTCCGAGATTGTCGTGATTCACGAAGATGGAGAATCGAACAAGGTGAAGGTACCGAGAATCCTGAAGTGCGTGGAGTGCGACGAGGACGGGAAGGCGGTGCGGAAGTGAGCCAACCTACAGAGCCTGTCTCAGAAGCCGAGGAGGGGGAATGAGTTGGTCATCAAAACGAGCCGACCGATTGTGGGCGAAGCGGCAGGCTCACGTCAAGTTCTGGGCCAAACACGGCGCGGATAGGTGCCAGCGGTGTGGGGTAACAAGAGGAGTCCATCATCAGGAATATCTGGTGGATACGGTTTACCAGTTGTGTTGCAAGAAGTTCAAGGAGGGGGAGTGAAGAAAAGTGAAAGTGCAGCCCTGCGCGAGGAGATCGCTCGACTGCGCAAGGACTTCGAGGAACTGAAACGGATGGCCGCCTACACCCCCAAGTCGCCTCAGACCGGGACGAGTGCGTGCAGTCACGTGTTTGCGTGGAATGGCGTTATCCCGCCTACTCACTGTCTCATCTGCGGAACTCCTATGCCGCAACCTCCGTTTCCGTGGCAGCCTTACTACCCTTACAGTACGCTTCTGAACGCCACGCTTCCGGTCGGCACGAGAGTGACGTACACCACCAACCCCAACGATCTGTCGTGAAGGAGGAACAAGTGGGCATCATTGAGGCCGACGCTGCGCGGTACGCAGAGATGGCGAAGGAGGACCAGCGGCATATCATGGTCCACCGCGAGGACGACGGGAGCCTGACGTGCGAGATCGACGGCGAAGCGTTCCACGCTGACAATGCCTGGCAGTTGGCGTCCCGCATCGAGGGACGGGGCATCTTCGGCGTCTCCTTCTGGTTCGACTCGGTATTTTCCGAACCGGGCGTGATGTTGCCCGTGACTGACAAGGAGGCCCAGGAGTGAGCATCGTCAGAATCCAATGCCAGGACTGCCACTCGCTGATGCAAAGTCACCTTCACGAGAACGGCGACGAGACGTTGTGGTGCCCGAAGTGCCATCCGTTCTTTAGTCCCACCGACAAGGAGGGGGAGGAATGAGTGAAATCGAGACACTCGAAGCGCGGGTTCGGGCGTTTGTCGTACTGCCGAGCCGGTTATGACCACCGTCGCTGAGAAGATGGAGTGGCTGAGTTCTCACCCGCGAACGTGGTTCTGCTGGGCGAAGAAGCCCTACCCCTACACAGCCAAGCCGGTGAAAGGACCAGCGTTCGAGCGCAAATACATCCGCGACCTACTGACCGGAGAATGGGAGTTTTGGGTTAGGTCAGAATAGACTAGACACCCGTCTACAACCCTGCTACACTTCAACCAACCCAGTGGAAAGGAAACGAAATGACCAAGATTCGAAAGACAGGAAAAGGGGATCCCGAATGACATCCGCGCTCGTAGCATGTGGTCTCGTTGTTTTCGCCGCGCTGGCCGGAATTGTGGCAATACTAAAAAGGGGACTGTAGTGAGCATGACCCTCCCACAAATTATCTTCGAGGCGGTCAAACTCGTCCTCTGGTCCGGCCTTGTATTCATGACCGCCTTGGTCCTGTGGGTGGGGATTCAGGAGATGCGCCAATAATGCCACTTACCCAAAAGCAGAAGCAGATCAGGTACACCCTGCGGAGAATCGAACGTGGCGACTACAAACACGGAACTCCGTACTGTTACGGGGCTTTGGGGTGTCGGTTGTCGGAGTGTCGTGAGGCCATGAGGGAACACCAAAGGAAATACGAGGTTTCACGGTGAGTCGGTACGAGGAGTTTTTGTCGAAGAAGGCGCAACTTGTCGGCAACGGCGGTTTTGAGCCTTTGTTCATTCCTGATCACCTGTTCAATTTCCAAAAGGTGTTGTTAGATTTCGCCCTACGAAGGGGAAGGTCGGCCATGTTCGCCGACTGTGGGCTAGGAAAAACGGCGATGGAGTTGGCGTGGGCTGACAACGTGTACCGACACACAGGAAAGCCCGTTCTGGTTCTAACCCCGTTGGCGGTTGGCTTTCAGATGATCGACGAGGCGCACAAGTTCGGACATGATGCGCACCTGTCACGAGATGGGACGATTCAAGCCCCGATAGTTGTCACCAATTACGAGCAATTGGAGAAGTTCACATGGTCCGACTTTGGCGGCGTCGTGTGTGACGAGAGTTCAGCCATCAAGTCATTTGAGGGAGTAACCAGAGGTCGGGTAACCGAGTTCATGCGACTTCACCGATACCGGCTATTGGCTACTGCGACCGCAGCGCCGAATGACTATGTAGAACTTGGAACTTCGGCGGAAGCATTGGGGGAGATGGGACACATGGATATGCTTTCCAGGTTCTTCACCAATGACGCCAAATCGGTGTCGTCGAGGGGTCGGGGTTTTGGAGGATCACAAGTCGAGTGGCGGTTGAAGGGTCACGCACAACTTCCGTTCTGGCGATGGGTGGTCAGTTGGGCCGTTAGGAAGCCGAGCGATCTCGGCTTTGAGGACGGCGGGTTCATTCTCCCCCCACTGGAGGAGACAATCCACCTTGTCCACCCGAGCAGGGCAAAAGAGGGGACTTTGTTCGACCTTCCGGCTGTTGGGCTTCAAGAAGAAAGAGAAGAATCCCGGAGAACGATTGTCGAGCGTTGCGAAATGGCGACGGAGATCCTTTCCCGCTCGGAGAACGGGGTCGCGTGGTGTCACCTGAACGACGAGAGCAAACTTCTATCCCAAATGATTCCGGGCGCTGTCGAGGTTTCGGGCTCTGATTCCGATTCGTCAAAGGAGGAAAAACTGGCGGCGTTCAGTCGTGGGGATATCAAATTCCTTGTTACCAAGCCCAAGATTGGCGCATGGGGATTGAACTGGCAACACTCCCACACGATGACCTACTTCCCGAGCCACAGCTACGAGCAGATGTACCAAGCGATTCGCAGAATGTGGCGATTCGGGCAAGTCAATCAGGTGGAGGTTCACCTGATAACCACCCCAGGAGGGGAGAACGTATTGAGGAATCTCCAAAGGAAAAGCGAACAAGCAGACCAGATGTTTCAGCAACTAGTGGCAGAGATGAACAACGCGCTATCAGTCCGCCGGGCTGATTTTGAGAAAGAAATGGAGTTGCCTTCATGGCTAAGGTAGGGGAACAAGTAATAACTGATCGCTACGCGATTTACAACGCCGACTGCATGGACATTCTTAGGGCCATGCCCGACGACAGCATTGACGCGACAATCTACAGCCCTCCGTTCGGGGGGTTGTATCACTACTCATCAGACGACCGCGATTTGTCGAACGCAAGGGATTACGACGAGTTTTTCGAGATGTACCGATTCATATTGGAGGAGATTTACCGAGTGACTGTTCCGGGCAGGTGTTCGGGAGTCCACACGGCCCTCGTGCCGAATGTGGCCTCGGCGTCGTTCGGTTCCTACATTGACTTTCCTGGCGACGTTATACGCGCCCATCAGTCAGTCGGGTTCGATTTCATAGCCCGTCACGTCATATGGAAAGAGCCTTTGGGGGTGCGGCGGCGAACCATGCAAGGGAACCTTGCCCACAAGTCAATCGTCTTGGACGGTTCACTTGGGGGGATGGCCGCACCCGACGAGCTACTGATTTTTCGCAAGAAAGGCGACGGGAACCCCGTGTCGCACCCGACAGGGCTGACGGGAGACTACGCCGGTTCGGAGCAGCCCCCTTCGGAGTTGGCGAAGTGGCGTGGCTACGATGGTGACCAGAAGTTGAACCGCTGGTCGCATTGGGTTTGGAGGCGTTACGCCTCGTCCGTGTGGGATGACGTGAGGGGAACAAGGGTTCTCCCTTTTCAGGATGCGAAGGATGAGGACGACGAGAAGCACGTCCACCCCCTGCAACTTGACGTGATCGAACGATTTATCGACCTTAGGACGGTCAAGGGTGACAAGGTGTTCACCCCGTTCATGGGGGTCGGTTCCGAGGTGTACGGAGCGGTCAGAATGGGTCGGTTCGGTATCGGCGCGGAATTGAAGCACAGTTACTTTGTCCAAGCGACACGGAACATGGACACCATTGACCGACCAGCCGAGGACGTTCTCGAGCCGTTGTTCGACGACTCATGGGTGGACGAATGAAACAGTCCTACTGGGTCACCGTAGACGGCCAAATCGTCTCGGACCCCTCATCGAAGTTCTACGCCAAGGCGGTCAAGAAGGCGCTCACAAGGGCTAGGGGTTCGTCAAAGGGTGTTCAGATCATGGGAGGGAGGAAACTGTGAAATCCAGCACCAAAGGCGCGAGGTTCCAACGTGAGTTCCTCCGTATGCGAAAGATTGTCGAGGGACGGTCCGGAGGACTCTGTGAGGCTCCTAATTTCGTCACACGGGCGATTTCCCAAGACGACAGGGCACTTACCGAGGCGGCCTACTCGTGGCAGTTTGAGAACGCTTGCAACGGCAGGGCGTCGCACGTTCACCACCGGAAATATCGTTCGAGGGGTGGTACTAATTCACCGGCGAACCTCGTACATGTCTGTTCGTCGTGTCACGACTGGATTCACGCACATGGAGAAAAGTCGAACCTGCTGGGGCTTTCCCTGCGGGCTGAGGAGAACGAATGAACGAAATGCTGAGTTTTTTCCCAGACAACGTGGTTGAACTGAAGTCGTGGCAACGCCATTCCCCTCCATCTGTCCACTACTCGCAGGAGAGCATGGACGCAGCCTCTCTGATCGTCCCAAAGCGCGGGCCACTGCAAGAAAGGGTGTTCGCTGCTATAAAAGCATCCCCGCACGGCCTTACTGACCAAGAAATCGCGAAGGTGACGGGATTGGACCCGAATACAACCAGACCCCGCAGAATCGAACTTACGAACGCTCGCAGCATAATTCAAGCGGGGACTCGTCCCACCCAGGCGGGTAGATTGGCAGTCGTATGGGTGGTGAACCGTGACTAGGGATGAACGACGACTAGGGGATATCGCGAATGAACTCGAAAGACTGCGAGTAGAGATAGCCTCCGCCGATGACGATGCCGCCGAAGCGCGGGCGAAGAGGGCTGAAGTATGGAAACTCGCCGAGGAAATAGGCGTGAAGCGAGCACAGTTGGCCAGGTGGTCGGCCTGTGACCCCATTCTAGTGACAAGAGCACTTCGAGACGTGTGAGGAATTACTACATGACCGCCAACGACACCGAAAACCCAAGGGACAAGTATTTGTCCGTAAGAATCCGTCCCGCGCTTCGAGAGTTGATACTAGAGGACGCACTAGAGAATGAGATTTCCCAGGGGCAGGTAGTCCGGTCAATTCTGGCAGAGCATTATGTCCGACAGGGCAGATCGTGAAGGAACCACTTACGCCACTACAGGAGAGCGCAGCGAACGCCCATGAGGTCTACGAGACGTACGTCGGGGCAGGGTTTAGCGAAGATCAGGCAATGCAAATAGTCACCTCGATTGTTCGGGCCGCATTTAGAATAAATCGAGAGGACTAAAGACTGCAGAACCGTTCCAATCTGTTTCACGTGAAACCAACCGGACAATGACCTAAAGGGATTGCTAACATCGGTTCTATGTCACCGGAAAAGATGGGGGTAGAACTCACTATCTCAGAACGAGATAACCGAGCCGCCTCTATGAAACTCGCAGGACTGACCTACGAGGCAATAGCCCAGGAATTAGGCATCTCTCGCTCGACCGCTTTTGACGCCGTGGACAGGGCGATGAAGTCCGTACCCTACGGGGACGCCGACTCCTTGCGGAAGATCGAACTGGCTCATTTGGAGAAGGCCCAGGCCAAAGCCTTTCAGATCCTTGAAGCCAAGCACATAGCGATATCCGCCAGTGGAAAGCCCGTCTACGACAATGGAGAACCCGTAGAGGACGATTCCGTTTCGCTGAAGGCTATTGACTCGATCATCAAGATTCAGACCCGAAGGGCGAAACTACTTGGGCTCGACGCTCCTACAAGGGTTCAGGCGATGGTCGGGATTATCACCCTTGACGACCAAAAGGCCGACATTCTCAACCTCTTTGACCGATTGAAGGCCCGTGAGCTGGTCGAAGGCTAAAACCGTCGCCAACTGGGAGCCGGAGAAACAACGGGAGTTTCTAGACTCCCTGAGTCCTGAGCAGGTCGGAGAATTGCAACTACGCCCCTGGTACTGGATTGGCCGACCCGAGCAGCAACTACCCGAAGGCGACTGGGACGTATGGCTTTTGCTGACTGGGAGAGGATTTGGCAAGAC